TGCCTCTGATAATGTTACCTTCGGTAAACATTGCACTGATCTGCGGAGGGATGTTTGCAATTACGCCAGCACTATCGGTTGGCAGCGCTGGGTTTACGCTTAGCTTGCCATTTTTGATCGCTACAAAACACAACATTGATGGTGTCTTGTCCGCCAGCCAAGTGCGTAGATTGGTCGGTTCAGCGATTACGTCGTCAAAGAACAAACGGTTGGCTCGCAGATAGCGACCAGTAGCGGCAAGCTGATCACGATCAATAAGGCTTGGATGGATTGCTCCGCCGGCACCGGTGTCGGTATTGGTGGCCAGATACCAAATCAAATCGGTCAACAAATTGCTGGAGCCATTGCCGCCATCAGTCAGCAACTCTACGTCAATACCTAAACGAATGTAACAACGCAACTGATCAAAGCTTGAGAAGTTGTTGCTCGATTGAAGTTTTAAGCCAACCATTGCGCAGTTTTTATATTCCACCAATCGGTCTTCGGCCAGGCTCTCGTTCACATAAACAACTTCATGCTCTGGACTATTGTCACAACTGCGAGCAATCAAGTCGCCATAGTGCGACACCTCTGCAATGCCGCTGTAAGTTTCCCACACTCGGGTTGCAGAACGTGGTTGATCAAATTCTTGGTAAACACTCGGAGCGCCGGTGATGCGATATTCAAATCGCCAAGCTTCTCCGGTTATGTCTGCCGCTGATTTGAAGAAAGTTGTGCCTATGGGAAAATTGCCAACAATTGATGACACTTCCGTTTTAATCACTTCCCACCAGCGGTTCCGTGGCGTACCATCCACGGCTCTTTCAAAAGCCCGCAACGTAACTCGCATGTAGACGGCACGCGCAGGCAGGTCTCGCTCATACCCCCAGTTTTCAACAACTTTAATGTAACCAATGGGCAGATTATTGAAATAGGGATCTGCGTCAGAGTCGCCACGAATTTGCAACTGATAGGAGAAGATATTATTGATTTTGCGCCAGTCCGCAATGCGGTTGTCAATTTGTGAGTAGACACCAAGAAACTCCACACCTGCTGGCCCTTGGACCCATTCGCCATAAACCAAGGTATTTTGTAAGTCGGGAATGGCCACCATTTGCGGGTGAGTAAAATAATCGCGTGGTCTAATAAATTTTCCTCGACCTCCAACAGTAAAATTGCCCAGGTAAGTGCTAAAGCTTTGCTCTTGGTACGGTGTCAAACCGCCGTTCAACTCGAAGACGTCAAAGTTTCCATCACTTTGCTGCGAAAAATCAGAGCTATTTGCTGGCCGCAACCGGAACTCGTACATCTCTTTTTCTGGATGCCTAATGCGTATAAAGCTGAATAAGTCTTGTGGTGAACTTCCGGTTACAGCAAAATAAGTTATGTTCACAAAGCCTTCGTTCTTGTTGTAAGTTCGCACCGGCTCGCTGTTGGCCGGCCGAACGTCTAATGCAAAAAACGAAGTACGACGTGCATAGCTAGTGTTCTTGCCTTCGCGAACCTGAATATCTTTCCTGTTATATTCAGCAAGAATGCCAGCTGCGGGGATTGTGTTAAAGTTTGTAATCCCATTAAATTGGGCCCACACTTGAGACTTGATCCCTAGTTCAGTAACTTCGCACGGTCGCGTGTTGCGAATGCTTGCTAATTCAACACGCAAAATTGGATAAAAAGATTCATCAATGTCAACGTTGTAAGGGAGAGCATAGCCGTTATTTATTACATCTTTTGAAACCAAACCGATCTTATTGAAGCTGTTGCTCCAAGTCTCCAAGCACTTGAGAGTTACAGCAATATGTTCTTCGCCCGAGTTAAAAGCACGATTTGGTCGCCCGGTAACTTGCCAGACACTGCGGCCGATCATGAACAACGCACCAACCGAAAAAGCACGGTCAAATTCAACAGCCTCGGCATCAGTAGCAGAACGCACATCATCAGTGCGACAAGGAGCTGAACTGCCGAGAGGTAGAAATGGCTCTGATACTTGTCGTCCATAGCCCACGTAAATTTCTATTAAATCACCTTGATTTACAATGCGCTCTTGCTTAAAAATACCTGACCACTTTTCGTGTCCATATTGATCTTTTCCAAAGGTTAGCGCAGGCAAAGAATACCCGTTATGAGAAACAACTCCGACATGGCGAGAGAAGTTGACGCCAGTACCAGGCATCCCTGCCTTTACAAACGAATTAGATCGCTTGCCGCCTCCAAAGGGATGGTCATCAAGCAAAAATGGACTAACAAATTTTTGCTGGTTTGTGAGGGCCTGCGCTTTGCCTTCATCGTCTTGGCTTTCTAAGACAGGAACGATCTCCCAGTTCGGTCGATAAGGCGTCCCATTAGGTATGCCACCATAAACGCCAAAGCGTGATTGATTACTTGGCGTAAAAGCTGCACAAAACCCAACGTCACTCAAGCCAACGCTTGTCGGCGTAACAAAGGCATCCTCAGTAAAGCTAGGTATTGCACCAAGCAATGTTCCATAGCGAAGGTTTTGACCACGTAACCGACTATTTGGTCCACCGTTTTCATATCCACCATTCCAGTAGAACTGAAACTGATCGTCATAGATGCCATCTAGTGCGTTGTTTCCGATAAAAATGCCAGCTCGTTCGGGGCGAGGCGTTCCGCCTTGACCTGCGACGGCTACCATCTCCAACACCTGAAACCCTCCCCAACTCTTCATTCGCGACCACACCATCGATGGTGAAATCAATAATCCACCAGTGCTATATCCTTCCGGTTGATCCTGGCGCAGAGTAAACGCAATCGGCACCACGTTGCCGTAAGTAGCCAGGTCTTGAATTGATTCAAAACCTTGAGTAGGCGAATAGTTCGCCAAGCCTTGAATGCCGCCGAGCTGCTTTTGTTTTGCGCTGTTACCATTACCGCTGCTACTGCCGAGTTTGGGCTTTGGTGTCAGCAGGTACGTGACAGCTGATACCGCAAGGCCAACAAAAAGGCTGACAAGGACTGGGACAACAAAAGCACCTTGCACATCGGGAACATGCTCATATCCTGCTGGCCTGACATAAACCCGTCTCTCGAGCTGCTGCACAAATTCCCGGTATTCGACTTCGCTGCAGCCCAATGCAGCAATCAGTTGCTTTTCATACGGAAGCAGGGGCATTTGGGCATCGCGCCGATAGGGCACCATGCAACCTGATTCAGATGGCGGTTGATGTAGAGAAGACCGTTCTGCCATGTCACTGCAAACGCTGCCGCCTCCTGTGGGAAGAGCGCCACGTCGCCATCATAAACGGGTGTTGAGATTCGGCATCCCCAACGCAGCAAATCCCGAGCGATCGTGATTTTGCTGGCGCTGTACCATTCGGCGCGAAATGGTGGCGTCTCAAGGCCGAGGCGCTTAAGCACCGTGTAGACGAGGTGAATGCAGTCAATTGGTCCATCGCTTCCATCAGCCCCAAGGCGATACGGTCGCCCAATTAAATCAATCACTGCAGCCGTACGCTGGATGTGAGTGGCAGGTTGCCCACCAGTTGTTTGGTGAGCTTCTTGCGCGGGATGTCTGCACCAACAGCATCCAGCACTGACGCCATGCGAATCTCGATACCAATGTCGCTCCAGTTGCCGCTCACGATCTGTGCCGTGTAACTCGTCAGTGGCGTCAGATCGGCCCGATCATCTGGGTTGATCAGCATCACTTGACACGTCACCAGCCATTGGCTGCGGATAGCGGTTTCAGCCCAGCCACGAGCCAGTGAATTGTTCGGGAATGCCAGGCTTGCTGGCTGGTTGTCGCCTGACTTAGTGACGGTTGCGCCGCTAAACGCAAACGGCAAGAAACCGAACGTATTGCCGTCATAGCTGATGTTTTCGCCAATCCAGTAATTCTGAAACCGCAACGTCTGGTTGCCGGTAAGCGTGAGGTATTGGCCAAATGCCTGTGTGGTCATCGGATTCCGATCCTGCTGCGGACTGCCGTGGATTGTTGCAAACTGCGTAGCGTCCGCTGCTGTCCACGCTGAGCGCCTTCAGCCGCAGCCTGCTGCATCCCTTGCCGGAACTGATCAGCGGTGACGTACTCAACGTTATTGATGCGCTCGACGGTATAGCGCACATCAATCGGGCCGCCTGCCGCAGCGCTAGCCGGTCCCGCTGCTCCCGGCTCACCATCGGTTGCCATCGTGCCAGTGGCTCCCATGGGTTTGTAACGGTTCAACGCTTCACCGCGCTGGTCCATCTTTACCGGGATGCTGCGACCATCAGGAAGCGGCACATAGGCTTCGGGGCCGCGTTCGCCATAGATCGCCATTTGAGGCGATCTGGCAATGCCGCCGGCTGCATAGCGGCGCAGGGGCACCACGCTATTAGACATCACGCCGCCGGTGGCAAATGTTTTCAAAGGTGCGGCGCTGTTGGGACCAGTCGCACCACCGGTGGCGGCGATACCCAAGCCAGGGAAAAACGCTTTGATTGCTTTGAAAATGGCAAATTTGATCAGCATCTTGCCCAGCTCTTGAAGCACTGATGCGGCAAATTCTTTAAATGCCGCCTTACCTGTTGAGGCAAAATCAACGATCGCATTAGTCAGGCCGTCGATGCCGTTCGTGGCAATGCCAGCAAGATTGGCACCTAGGTTAGTGGCCGAGTCGTAAGCATCTTTAAAAGTCTGCTTGAACTGTTCACCAAAACTTCTGTTGCTTTCTTCTTGTTTTTTAGTTGCTGCATCCAGTACACCAGCCCGCTCGCGCAGAAGCCTGATCTGCTCAGCAAGTGCCGGATTGGTTTGCGCCAGAATGTCGAGTTGCAACAAATTGATTTCGGCATTGAGTTTTTCCACCTCAGTCAGCTCAGCCTTGCCCAACTGCACCTCCTTGATCTTGGCGTCGTATTCCTCAAGGGTGGGGAGAAGATCTTTGAGCCCTTGTTGATAGCTTTTGTCTGCCAGGTCCACATTGACCCGTGATAACTGGTTGATCAAATCCTCGAACGGTTTAACTTCAAGCGAACCGCCGGCCTCGTTAACGTCGCGGACCAGCTGAATC